GTTGTTATTCGTGCAGAACTCAATAATAACGCGAGTGCTTACACGGTGCATTATAAATTCCAAGCAACTTTAATCGTTTCATAAAACAAAAAGGAACCTCCAAAGGGTTCCTTTTCATTTTTTAATAACGGCAACTAAAATTAAATAAAAAATTTATTATGGGAAACTTGTCGGAATAAGATTATGCAATAGAAGAAGTGTTGATATACAGGTAAGGTTTTGGAATAATTGCAGATACCACATAGATGGGGAGGATATGTGAGACATCAACAAACTATAAAGAAAGAGCAGGAACCATTCTTGCTAATTCAACAAGAAAAGCAAGTGCTTCTGCTAAAAGAAATAATCCAGGTTTAAAAAGAGTTAAATAATTATGGGAAAACCTACAGGACATAGAAGAGACGGTTTTAAAAATGGTGGTAAGATAACTACAAGAAAGAGTAGAAAGAAAGGTTGTAAATAAGTTATTATCAATAACTGTAAAATTCTATCCATTTTTAAATTCTATAGGTATATTTACAAATATCTTATTACACTACTTTGATTATAATGTAAGAATTATAGATTATTTTGTATTAACAAATTTTAGTTCTATAATTCTTCTTTATTTATTATCAATAGTATTAAAATTTTGTAATTACCATAGAATCTTTATTCATTATATGTTATTAGAGTTTTGTCTTGACCTGTATGATGAGTATTTTTCTATTACATTACAAGATAAACATTTTATGTATTTGCAAATGATTTTATTTTGTATATCTTTGTTGGTGGCTTTATATTTCTATCTATATGATAAAAGTAATAAGAGAATTATTAGTTACAATAATAGAAAACATAAATGCAGGTAAGAGTAACATCTTTGACGATGATGCTATTTCAATAGTAGATACTTTAAAAAGATATACTAACAAAGATAGGGAAATTAGTAAATATGAAGCTTGAATGACATCGTCAAATTGGATTTAAAGAGTTAAGATGGAAATTAAAAGATATAGAAATCTTTAAAAATAATAGAAAATGAAAAGATTTAGAGATGTGGTATTCTCCACTACAGAACCAACTGATAAGAATGTAATATGGGTTTACCCTGTTACAAATTTGGCAGATAATGATTTATATGATAAAAACTTACATGTAGAAAATTTTGATGGCAAATTATACAAAGTATTTATTTGGAATGAATGTTGGGAAGATTTATTTTATGGACCATTAACATATATTAAACTTCAATTAGTTGATTATTTACATTCTCAATTAGGAGATATTCCTGAAGGGACTACTGTCATAGAAATTTTAAATTCTGCTAATACTCAAATTAATTCTTTAGAAACTGTTACAAACTATTTAGATGAAAGAGTGGAGGGACTTAACTCCTCTAAAGTTGATAAAATTGAGGGGTACGGGTTAAGTTCAAACGATTTTACAGACTCTTACAAGAATTTACTTGATACTTTGTTTGACGGATTTATGACTTTTCAAACAATAGTATCTACTTATGGAGAGTTACCTTCTTCAGCAAGTAATGGAGATGTATATTTAGTAGGAACAGAAATTCCTTATTCTGGATATATTTGGAGTGATGTTACTAATTCTTTTCTTCCTCTAGGAGCTATTGCTGATTTATCTAATTTCTATCAAAAATCTGAAACATTCACAAAACAAGAAACTAACGACTTGATTGATTCTAAAATTAGCACTCGTTCTTTAGTACAAAAATATCACCCGCAAGGAGTTAGCTATTGGAGAGGTGATTCAATGTATCCTTTACTGGTTGACCCTCAAGCAGATTTAAATCAAAATGTTATTTTAGGAAATGACAATAGGGGAATATTAAACTTCTACGAAATGCATAATTTCTTACAATATCAATTTGATGCTGCATTCTCTCAAACTGCTAAATTTATTTTAGGAGGAAAAAGAGATACTACAAAACTAGATGGGTATATTTCTTTATATAATAAGACTACAGAAAGATACACTTATTTAAAAGCAGGTTCGTGCGATTCTTCATATCCTATACAAATGATTTATGAATTACCTTCTCATAAAACTGACGGTGGTTCTAAAATATTAGCTACAACTGCTGAAGCTACTACTTCTAAAGCAGGATTAATGTCTGCAGAAGATAAAACCAAACTTAGTAATATAGACAGCAATGGAAATATTCCTATAGAAGGTATTATAATGTGGAGTGGTGAAACAGTTCCTACTGGTTGGGCTTTATGTAATGGTCAGACAGTAAATGGGCATACTACCCCAGATTTACGTGGAAGGTTTATAATGAGTTCTACTTATGGAGAAACTGTCACTATTGCACCAATTACTCCCACTGGAGAGAATCAGTCAGAAACAATACAAGCATTTACTAATAATAATTCTAAAACAGCTCCTATAAGAGTAGATAATTTTCCTATATATGGATATTTTCGTCATAAAATAACAGGTGCTGAAATTAAACATACTCACACAGTTGGTACAAGAACTACACAAACTCCTTATAGAAATAATGATTTAACTGTTATAAATGGACAAAATCCAAGTACTTCTAATAATATTCAAGCAGATAATCAAGATAAAACTTCTTTTGTACCGCCTTATTATGTATTAGCATTTATAATGAGAATATCATAATTAGCATTATCTTTTAATTTTCATATTTATAAGCCTCTGATATTCAGAGGCTTTTTTATTTATTAGCATTGTTAGTTCCTGCATTTGCCTTACTATATATTTGCTTTGTCTAATGGTACCAAGACAAATAATTAATATATAACCTTTAAATTTAACTAAAATGGCAAATGAAACAGAAAGTGTCGTAACAATAGGTCATACTACAAATGGTGAAGAATTTCTAAACACGTTCATACATGAATTAAATCATATTACAACTCATATTGCAAAGACATTACATATAAACTTGGATAGTGAGGATATTGCATATCTTGCAGGCGATATTGCAATGAAAGTAAGTGATATTGCTTGTAAATATAGTTGTAATTCTTGCAGAAATAAATTTAAATATTATATTTGTCTAAAAATTTAATGTAAGATGAAAAAGATATGGTTTATACTACTACTTTTTATGGTGTCATGTAGAACTGTATATGTTGACAGACCTATAGAAACCATTGTGCACGACACTTTAAAAGTAGTGCAGGAAAAAACAGATTCCATATTTGTCAAGGACAGTATCTTCGTTTATAAGAATGGAGATACAGTTCTTATTTATAAATACAAAGACAGATATAAAGACAGGTTTATTCATGACACTGTATATAAACATTCTGCTGATAGTACTTCCTATCCTGTTTATATAGAGAAAAAGGTTGAGGTTGAATACACTCCTACCTTTATCAAACTGTTAAGTGTCTTAGGATTATTATTTATATGTTACATTATATATAGGTTTTATAGAGCTTTTAAAATTTTAAGACAATGACAGATTTTATTATTACAGTATTAGGCACGTGTGGAATTAGTTCCATAATTACCTTCTTTCTTACAAAGAGAAAGTATAATGTTGAAGTGCAGGGAGGAGCCATAGAAAATGCAGACAAAAGTTTGGATTTCTATGTAAAGTTGGTTAATGATATGAAACAACATCTTGAGGACATTAAGGCTCAAAACCAAGCTGAATTTGAAGAATTAAAACAACAAAACACCGAGCTGAAAAAACAAGTAACTGATTTAAGTGATGAAATTTTTTCTATGAAAAAATTTGCCTGTTACAAGGAATCATGTAAAGGACGTTGGGAAGAACCAAAACAAAAGCAGTAAGAAACACAACTAAAAAGAAAAGTAATGAAGTACTTTAATGTATATGAAGTGGTTGATAAAACCACTTATACAAAATATAAAGACAGCTCAATAAGATTTTTAGACAACAGGCTATTGGAAACTCTCGATATTATCAGGGAGATATTAGGAGTTCCAATGGTTGTTAATGATTGGTATTGGGGGGGTAATAATCAACAAAGAGGTTTAAGGACTAATATCTGCCAGATTGTTAAAAGTAAAGGTAATGAATTATACCTTTCAAGTCATTGCTTTGGCAGGGCAATTGATGCAGTTAGTGTAAAAATGTCTGCTGATGAAATGCGAAAGAAAATAATCCTTAATGCCTATAAACTTCCTTATCCTATAAGGATAGAAGCTGGTGTTTCTTGGCTACATTTTGATTTGAACATGCTTCCAAATGTACCAAAAATTACTATGTTCTCATAGTGTTTTGCTATGGCATTTGCATAATAGTAATATATTCTATATATTTACCGTGTTTTAGAAGTATAAAATAAAAAGGAAGTATTATGGCAGGATTTGACATTGAAAACATGATGTCTGAAGAAGAGGCTGCAAATCTCTTTTTAGACTCAGGTGAACAAGGAAATCAGGTAGCCACCCCTGAAGAGAATAAAGGTGGAGAGAACATTGAAAAGGAAAATAATGATAATGAAAATACTACTGAGGAAGAGGTAGATGTTGACAATTTGTTTACAGCCTCTCCAGAGAGCGTAGGTAGTGGGAAAACAGGGAAGGGGGAAGATACTGATATGCCTAATGGCGGAAATACTTCTTCCAACTTTTATTCTTCAATTGCCAACGCCTTGAAAGCAGAAGGTATCTTTCCTGACCTTGATGATGAAGTTATCAGTAAAGTACAGAAACCTGAGGACTTTCGTGATTTGATAGACCAACAAATCAAAGCTGGTCTTGATGAAACACAAAAGAGGGTTAATGAAAGTCTTAATCTTGGTATTGAACCTAATGTTGTAAAACAATATGAAAGTACAATAACATATTTGGACAGCATTGATGAACAGGCTCTTAAAGCTGAAACTCCTGAAGGTGAAAACCTGAGAAAAACACTATTGATGAATGATTATGTCAATAGAGGTTTTTCAAAGGAAAGAGCCGTAAAGGAGGTTGAAAAGTCATTAAACAATGGAAGTGATATTACAGATGCTCAAGACGCATTGGCTAGTATTAAATCTTTCTACAAGTCCCAATATGAGGGAATTATAAAGAAAGAAAGAGATGCTGAGGCAGCCTTTAAGAAAAAACAGCAGGAAGATGCTGAAAAATTAAAGACTTCCATAATTGATGATGAAAAAGTTTTTGGTGATTTGGTTGTAGATAAAAACACAAGAAAGAAAATCTACGACAATATCATAAAACCTGTTTACAAAGACCCTAAGACAGGGGATGTTTATACGGAGATTCAAAAGTATGAACATAACAATCCTAATGAATTTTTAAAATATTTGGGATTGTGTTATACCTTGACTGAAGGTTTTAAAAATTTTAACGGTCTAGTTGAAAAGAAAGTTAAAAAAGGAGTATCCCAAGGATTACGTGATTTGGAGAGTAAGCTAAACAACACTTCAAGAAACTCTGATGGAAATCTCCAATTTATGGGATTTAAAGATGATAAGGAATCCAGCTTTCTAAAAGACTACACCTTTGATGTGTAATAACTATTAAAAATTTTAAATACTATGGCTGGAAAATTAGGCAAATTTCAGATGGTTGCCGGAGAGCACTGGATGGGTCTTACTAAAGAGAACCACTTGGGCTCTTGGCTACAAAGCAACCAAACAAGCGGTTCAAGATTAATGGTTGAATTGCTTGCTGCAAAAACTCGTAGAACTATAGACACATACTTGTCAAAATTGCCTGTTGCAAAATTTGACAATGACAATGAGTACTATTGGGATGTGGTAGGTTCTGCAAGTAGGAACATTCCTTTGATTGAAGCAAGGGATGAATTTGGAAATGTAATTACCAAGAATGATGCTGACCCTTCAAATATGAAGATGGTAGGTGCTGGTACAGCTCCTTTCTATTTGGTATTTGGAGAAGTTTGGTTTGCAGATGGTGAGTACATCGTAGGTAATCTTAATGAGGCTTATCAATTTAGGATTCTTGGCGATGCTAAACTTGAAGGAACCAATGCTGTTTACAAAGTAGAGTTGGCAGGTGGTAATGTTGATGGTGTTCCTGCAGAAAGGTTATTGGCAGGTGAGAGATTTTCTATTGAAGCTGCTTTCATTGAAAAAGAACTTTCAAGGAAAGTTGGTGATGTGAGGTTCGCTACTCCTGTTTCAATGAGGAATGAATGGTCAAGAATCCGTATTCAACATAAAGTTCCTGGAACTATGTTGAACAAGAAACTTGCAGTAGGTATTCCTCTTTTGAAGAAAACTCCTACAGGTTATCAACGTGCTGTTGAAAATATGTGGATGTTGCAAGTTGACTGGACTGTAGAACAACAATTCAATGACTATAAGAACAATGCTTTGTTATTTGGTCGTTCTAACAGAAATATCAATGGTGAATATACTAACATTGGTAAATCTGGAGAAGCTATCAAGACTGGTATGGGTCTTATGGAACAAATTGAAATGGGTAATACTCAATATTACAACCGTTTTTCTTTGAAACTTTTGGAGAATGCATTGTATGAACTGAGTGCAGCTAAACTTGAATTTGGTGAAAGGAAGTTTATAATCCGTACTGGTGAAAGGGGTGCTATCCAATTCCACAAGGCAGTACTTGATACTGTAAGTGGTTGGACTCAATTTACCTATAATGGTGATACTCTTGGTGTAGTGAAGAAAACTACTGCTTCATTCACAGGTGCTACCCAAGCATTGGCAGCAGGTTATCAATTCACAGAGTATATGGCTCCTAATGGGGTTCATGTATCTTTGGATATTGACCCAATGTATGACAATCTTGAAAGAAACAAGATTATGCATCCAAATGGTGGTGTTGCAATGTCATATCGCTATGACATTATGTATGCAGGTACTGAAGAGAATCCAAACATTCAAAAATGTGAATTGAACGGTCAGTCAGAATTCCGTGGTTATGAATGGGGTCCATTTGCTAATCCATTCACAGGACAAACAGACAACTTGTTTGCTTCTTATGATGAAGATTCTGCAGTAATCCACAAGAAAACAACTCTCGGTGTTGTAGTATATGACCCGACAAGGATTATCTCATTAATTCCTGCTATCTTGGCTTACTAATATTAAAAGGGGAGGAGTAATCCTCCTTCCCTTTATTTTTATAAACTAAATAATTTGGAAGAAGTTATGGCAAAGAAAATTGAAAATGAAACACCTAATTTGCAAGATTTTGAATTAGATGTTGAGGCAGCAGAACCTACTCTGCAAGAAGTACATTCACAGCAGGAAACTGCAACTGAAGAACCAGAGAAAGAAACTCCTATAAGGGATAACAATCCTAAAGGATTGGTATCATGTCTAAGGAATGAAACTGTGATAGTAAGAAATATCAACAAAAAGACAGGGTTTAAAATTAATGACCCAAAACATGTTCTTTACGGAGGTATGGCTGAAGGTGCTATAAAAACCTTCACAGTTCCACAATTACAATCAGGAAATTTTGTAAATGTCCTGACTGATTTGGAAAAGGAGTTTTTGGAAAATGTTATGGGTCTTGAGTATAATGCATTGAGCATTTACAAAAAGACTAATAATTTCTGGAGTAGTGACAGTGAAAATGGAATATCAAGTGTAAGACTTGTAAAGGGAGATAATAGATTTGACCTTTCCAATCCAGAAGATTATATCAGATATAAGATTCTGTTGGCAAACAAAGATTTTATCGCTCCGTCATTACAAGCATTGCAAGATTCTCCAAAAGCAACTTATCAATTTGTCATGATACTTGAGAATGATGAAAGTGCTCAGTCAAGAGATAAGATGAATAACACAATGTTGTGTTACAAAGAGTTTGGAAAATATGAAAACAATGCAGATGTTCTTAGATTTGTCATTGAAACAATTGATGGTAGACCTACTGCAAAAACTACAAAACTTGAGTTCTTGCAGGATAAAACCATTGACTTGATACAGGCAGATGCCAAGTTGTTCCGAAAGGTTATAACTGACAATTTGTTAAGTACCAAGGTTTTAATTAAGAAAGCAATTGAGTCTGGAGTTATATCCAAGAGAGGAGATTATTTATATTTGAGAAAAGATAATTCTCCTTTGTGTGGAAATAATGAAGACCCGACGTTAAATAGTGCGGCAAGATTCCTTAATCTTCCTAAAAACCAGGAAATTAAGTTCTATCTTGAAGCACAAGTAAAAGAATAGATATGAATACTACAGAATTTAGTTTACAATTTGACATCTACTATAATAGTATTGCTTCAAATCAGGCTCCTCCTGTTGATGAATATGAGAAGTCTGTATTCTTGACCAATGCTCAAAGGGATTTAATTGTTGACATTTATTCTGGACGTATAAATACGATGTCTTTTGAATCAACTGAGGAAGCAAGAAGGTATCTTGCAAACTTGGTTATAACTAAAACAATAACTGATTTACAAAGGGAAGGTAGTAATACTACCGACCCTTATGTAATCAGTGATTTGAATTTTAAATCAGATATCAGCTATATAGTAATGGAATATGCTACATTGTCTGATGAGAATGCTTGTTTGAAGTATGCAAAACTTGAGGTTATTCCTATAACTCATGACGAGCTATTAAGAACTCTTAATAATCCTTTTAGAGGTATGACTGATAGAAGAGTGTTAAGAGTTGATGAAAATGATAACATCAGTTTATATTCAAAACAAGAACTAGGCTCGTACAATATAGTATATGTAAAAAATCCAAGTCCTATTATATTGGAAGATTTGAGTATTTATGGTGAGCAAGCAACTGTTGATGGCATACAAGATGTTACACAATGTCACTTACCAGAGATATTTCACAGAGAAATTCTTAATAGGGCTGTAATTGCAGCAAAACAAGCATATACAAATGTTCAACAAGCAAATTCATAACTAACATTTTTGTTTAATTAAATACTTAAAAAAATGACTAAACTTAACACAAATCAAAACAGACAATTTTATGTTGTCAAAGAAGTGGCAGGCTTTTATAAAGCTGCAGCATCTGAAGTTATTGGTAGTAAATTAACTAAAGATTCTGCTGAAGGTTCTGTATTTGTAGGAGTAAATCCTGACGGTGTTGGATATATTCAACAAGTTGGCAAAGGTGGGATTGTAAGCACTGGAATAATTGAAAATATTTCACGCGTTAAAAAGACTGCTTATACTGCCATGCGTAGACCTTTGAAAAAATATAAAATTTCATTGGATTCCAACGTAAATAGTGGTGCTCCTATAGCAGGTCAGGACTATATTATCCAATTCCAAATCAAGAATGCTTTTGGAGGTGGTATGAATGATATTTATTTGAAAATGGGTGGTAGTGTTTATGCTACTACAGGAATGAATGCTTCTAAATTCTGGGCAGCAATGTACAAATCCATTCTTTTGAATTTCAAAAGAGAACAAAACGACTGGTTTGAGTTTGATGTTCCTCAAGCATCTGTAACAGTAAGCAATGCTTACACTCTTACTGCAAAAGATGGAGGCGCTGATGGTAATAGCTTGAAGTACACATTAAGTGTGTCGGGTGATGCTGAAAGTGTTACAGTTTCTGGAGGCACTGTAGCTATTGTCTTAACAGCTGCAGATAAGACTGTAGGAGACCTTATAAGGGTATTAGATGAAAATGATGCTCCTATTTCAGCTGCTCCTGCTGGTACTGCAACAACTAGTACTACGCTTAGTGCTGTTAGCACTGCAACTTCTTTATCAGGTGGAGCTGATTATATTACTATCAAAGAAAAAGAACTTTCTTGGAAACTTGGTAAGACGTCAGATGATGGCATTGATGTTACTTTTGTAACTCCTGTTGTAGAATCAGACCATGTAGAAGTACAATGGGCTAAAGTAGACGACTTGACGCCTGCTGTTGCAAATGTATCTACTGGAGAATTTGTAGGTAATGGCAAGAAAACTGCTGAGATGGAGTACTTCTTTCATGGTGAAAGAGGAGACCAATACAGGGATTCTATTGGTGATAAAATGATTGATACGGAATATATGGTTGACTCAACCAAAGAATATGACTTCTTTGATATTCATTTTGCTTATCAAGGTTCTTGTGAGGACATCCAAAAATCTGAAAGAGACATTACTTTGGTAGTGGACCATACATTGACTCAAACTCAATTGGATTCTGCAGGTGATACTACCGTTACAACTAACTTGGAAAAAGCTTTAGAAAAAGCTTTCGAGTAACTGTAAAATAAAAGTAGAAACTTACTAGGATGTTTAACTTCGAGGGAGGGAATTAAAATCCCTCCCTTTTTTAATTCTCTAATACTATGATAGTTTTTGAAAATTTTCAAATAGATAAAGACAAGATATTAACAGGAGTTGTTAAAAGTACTGTTGAAGGAGTGTTTATTACATCTCTTTCAATAACAACACATGACTATTATAATAAAGAAAATGATTTTTCTTTACCTGTAGATATTCCTGCCGAATGCCAATCTTTTAATATTTCAATTGACTTGAAGACTGAACAAATGGTTAAAGTTGTAGAAGAAATATCTGAAAGTAAGGCTTTTGACTTAAATAAAGATTTAATTATAGCTACTGCAGAAACTACAGAAACCGTAGAAAATGCAATAGTTGACTGTTGTCATAAGAAACCTGCAGTAGGAATTGCTTATTATCAATACTGTCTGTTTAATAAAGCATTAGGTTTTGTTAAAACTTTATGTAATGAGTGTGAAATAAACAAAGACCTCATTGATTTTATTTTAAGACATAATTCTCTTGATTTAGCTATTAAGTGTGGAGATGTTGACTTAGCCATCAAATTGTGGAATCTGTTGTTTAATAGAAATGTAAATACTGTAATAACTAAATCTTGTGGTTGTCATGGACGATAAAACAATACTCACAGCTTTGGACAGATATTTTACAAGATTGTCACAAGTAGGATATATGGATTATCCCAAAGTGTATAGTCTGTTGGTAGGTCTTTATTTAAACAATATGTTTAAAGTTTTATCAGAAGAGGATAAAAACTTTACAAAAGATAATGAACTATTGCATAGGGCTGTAAATTGCCTTGAAAACAGCAACTGTATGTTCGGTTTTACCGATTGTAATTGTTAATATTTCAATATCCTTGCCTTTACTATAAAAATTGTGTATATTTGGCAAGGATATTTTTATGTTATGAGTACTTATAGAGAAATGGTTTACATGGTACTTGACGAGCTGAAACTCTTTTCAGATGATTCGTCATTTACAGAGGAACATGTAAGGTTCTTATTGGACAAATATAGAATGTTCATGCTGAAACAACAGTATGAAAAGGAGAAAAAAGAAATACCTGAAAGTAACTATCAGACATTATGTCTTGACTTAATGGAAGTTCCAGCAATTGACGGAGAGCCGTGTGAAGGTTCAACCTATTTGAGGAGCGTTGAAAAAATTCCTGACACTCTGCCATTTGGAACACAGAATGTATATCCACCTGATTATTATGGAAGTACGCATATCGCCTTTGTAAGTAAGGAGAGAATGAGATTTGTAGGTTGTAACAAGTATTTGCAGAACATAATCTATTGTTCTTTAGGACCAGACCATTTTCTTTACTTCACTTCTTTAAACCCTCAATTCAAATATATGCAAACTGTCAAGTTTACTGCATTGTTTGAAGATTCAAGTAAGGCTACTGAATTAAGCTGTGAAAAGAATGAAGAAGGACAATGTGATTGGATGAATAATCCATTTCCTTTTGAAGAGGCTATGATACCTCAACTTATTCAATATGTTGTGAGAGAACTTGCAGGTCCATCTTGGAACCCTAAAGATGATGAGAATAATGCTAATGATGATTTGGCAAGACTTGCTACATTCCTTTCGCGCAATAGTAAATCTAAATTACAAAAAGCTTTAAGTGAAGATTTATGACATTTGAAGAATTTACAATAGAGACTAAAAAAGCTAAAGGCTCCAAAGAGAAAAGAATAAGAGATTCTTATGGAGTCAAATGTGCTTTTAAGGAAATGAGAAGAAACAAATGGAAAAACTGCAAAAGAGCTGTAACTGAAAAAGAGTTTTATGCAATCATTGAAGCAGTTCATGCAGTTTATGCAGAAGCATTGTTAGATGGTGAAGATATATTCTTTCCTTATAGAATGGGGAGATTGTCAATAGCCAAACATCCTGCAAATACTTATGTTAATGACAAGGGCGAATTAATTGTAAAGAAACCTATAAACTGGAAAGAAACTTTAAAATTATGGTATGAAGATGAAGAGAGTAGGAATAAGAAAACTTTAATAAGGCATGACGTAAGTGAGGTATATCATATCAGATATAATCATTGGAGAGGTAATGCAAAAAACAAACAATTCTTTAAATTCACTCCCTGCAGGTCATTAAGAATAAGACTTAAAGAAAAAATTAAAAATAATGAGATAACTGACGCTTTTAATTATGGAAAAGTATATTAGTATAAAGCAAATAATGGATGATATTCTAGTCCATCCCCTTCTCAAAGACTTACCTTTGGAAAGGGCTGTAAACTATGCTGTTGAGTTTACAAGGAGACTGGGTGCTCCAAAGAATCTCACAGAGAAAAATGCAGAGTTGGAAGTACAGGATTATATGGCAAAGCTCCCTTGTGATTATCTTGAGATAGTACAAATAATGGATAAAAAGACAGGAAGAGCATTCAGACATACGACTGACTCATTTCATTTAAGTCATGTAAGACACACTGACTTGACCTATAAGATACAAAACAGTGTTATTATTACCTCTATTAAATGTGGTAAGATAATTATTTCCTACAGAGCTGTTGGTGTTGATAGTGAAGGTTATCCCGTTATTGTTGATAATGCAAGTTTCATTAAGGCGTTGGAACTTTATATCAAAAAAGAATGGTTTACAATTCTATTTGATACGGGAAGAATAAGTCCACAAGTATATAACAACACAGTACAGGCATATAACTATGCAGCTGCTGAAGCACAGAGCAGTCTTACTGTTCCATCAGTTGATGAGATGGAAAGTTTTACAAATATGTGGAATACTCTTATTCCAAGAATGACTGAACATGATAATGGATTTGCAACTTTAGGTACAAGAGAATATATTAAAATACATTGATTATGACCCCAAGCCAACAACATTTTGTACAGATACAAGGTATGCACAGGGATTTTAATGAAGAACTCCCAGACACTCAGCATGCCTATGATATAAGAAATATGCGTGTTACACCTATTGATGAGGAGAATCTTCTTTCTCTTGTAAATGAGAAAGGAACCTTGGCTATTGATATTTACGATGCTGTAGCTCCAAGTGAAACTCCTATGACTATTTCAGGTAAATGTATAGGTTCTTGTTTTATAGCAAATCAGATTGTGTTGTTTGTACATGACAAGTTTGCCGAGGATAAAGATTTGATTTATCGTATATATCAAGAAGATGGAATTACTAAAGCACATTTACTTGTACATGGTAATCTTGCTTTTAATGAAAACAATCCTATAGATTGTATTACTTTTTTTGAAACTGAAGATATTCAAAAAGTATATTGGATAGACAGAGAAAACCAGTTAAGATATATTAATATTAGAGATAAAGAGAAATTTTTTAGTGGTGATACTCCTATCACTTTAACGGGTACAGATTTTAAAGTACAACAGGTTGTAAATACAATACCAGCGCTTTATGGAGATACTAATCATTTGGTTAATTTGGAAATTGAAAAACTCGCAGGTGGAGGTTATTTTAAATCTGGAGTAATACAATATGTAATCACATTTAGCTTGAAAAATGGGGCTGAGTCAAATATAGTGGCAATCTCTCCGTTATACTACATAACTGGTACAAAGAAAGGATTAAGTCCTGAAAACACCTCAACAAACAGTTTTAGAATAAGGCTGTCTAATATATATTCAAGTCAAGAAAGTTTTGGATTTGAATATATTAACATTTATTCAATTCATAGGACTTCAATAAATGCAACTGCAGAATGTAAGTTAGTACAACAATTACAGATAGATAACACTACTTTAAATTACATAGATACTGGCATGACAGGTAGTCAAGTTAATGAAACTGATTTGCTTGCTTTATATCAGACTCCTTTTTCAGCACAGACTTTTACTGAAAAGACAAACACTCTTATTTTGGGAAATGTTGCTTTTCTTAAAGACAATAAATTTAATGATATAGTATGGAATAAGTATGTTGTAGATACTGAAGTAACAGATGTTTATATTACTGACGCTGGTTTTGCTGTAGACAACGACTCTACTGCAACTCCTGTTAAAAAACACATTGTAAATCCAGTAGACAATAATAACGTAAGACCTTATACATTCCATTTGGATAAAAGTAGTTGGGAGGTAACTACATATAAGTATCTTGAATATTACAGATTTGGAATACAACTGATGGATTCTTATGGTACTTGGTCAGTTCCTATATGGATAGGAGATTTTCAAAATTTGAAACATCCGACAAATGAGCATTTTTATAATAATGACAATGCTACATACCTACCTTATTTCAAAGCAACTTTAACGAGAACTGCAATTACTGAATTTATTAACCAGTATAAGGCAGTTGCAGTAAGACCTGTAGTAGTGTTCCCACAAATAAATGATAGAATTTGTAAAGCTCAAGGAGTTCTTAATCCTACTGTATTTAATTGGGAAGGTAGAGAGTCTGGAAATGTTTATGCTCAGGCTTCTTGGTGTTTTAGACCAATGGCTCCTTATGATATTAGATATTTAGAAGATAATGCTTTATCAGATTTACAGCCGGAATTAAAAGATTTTAGAGACCCTGATAATTATGTTGCAGATAACACTGCCAATAGTATATTTGGACTAATACATCCAGATAAATATGATACAAATGCTGGAGATAGAAACTTAGGAGGATGGTGCGAATTTCGACATAATTATCCTTTAATTGGAGATTGCTATACAAATAAAACAGCTGGGATACATGATTTTTTTACAGACTTAAATAGAATACAATATAATAATAATGATTTGCCTTCATCTATGGCTTTTCAAATAGGTTTTTTCAAAGGAAGTTGGGGATATAAAGGCACTGAGTTACAACACATGGGTCGTAACATGCCTTCAATATTACTTCGTAATAATACTGTGTACTATCCACAAACTGCCCAACAACCAATAGATGATGAGTATTATAAACAATGGTTTTTTGTTGATAATTCAATAGTAACTTTAAATTCTCCTGAATTTGAATTTG